TTTTTGCAGTTGAAGGTCGACTAGATGGAGGTCTAAATTTAGGACAAGATGGTTTATGTTTTTTTTTTTTCCTACAACAATTTTTACAATTTTTTTTTTTACATTTTTTTTTCAATAAAATATCAATTTCTTCTAATTTATCCATTAATATATTAATATATATATAGTTTTAAATTTATAAAATACAACAACTTTTATTTTTCTTTTTTGATATTTTTTTTTCATCTAATTCGTCCAATTCAGGACACAATGGACCCAAAAGTAATCTCACTACATGATCACCAAAAGTATAACTGAAATCCAACCCTTGAACTTTTTGAACTTCTTTTCTTTCCGAAATATAATCGTCCAAGGTATCAACATTAGGAACTTTTCTATCTAATTCATTTAAGTAACCTATATCTGATTCTTGATCAGAACAAGCCAAAAATGAAACAAAAAATTTTGAATGATTTTTATTTAATAGCGTTGTTTTAAAGTTTTTTAAGTCACAATACCCTGATTTATTAGGTAGTCCATCAGTAGCAATAACAATTAAAACAGATTTTGTGGATTGCTCAAATCTGTTTAGTATATATTTAAGGCTATCAGTTAAAGGTGTAGCACCATATGGTGGGTCATTAAATATATGTGCAACATCACCAGTATGAATTATATTATGCACAGGAGGCCTATTTAAAAAATGTATATCTACACCATTATCATCATAAATAGTAGCAATTGATATTACAATATTTACAACCTCTTTTAATTCATCCCATCTAGTTGAATGTTTAGTATTATCACTTAAAGGTGTATTCATAGAGCCCGAATCATCAACTAATAATACTATTTCATAATCATGTAAAATATCTAATTTTTCACTAAATAATGGGTCAATCTCATATTTTTCAATAAGGTCATTTATTAAATGACCTTTAGATGGTCCAGGAGTATATAATCTATTATAATCAGGTGGAGGAGCACTTGGTCTAGGATTTGAAAATTCCATTATATATTTATATAATTATTTTATTTTAAATGTTTATTAAATCAATTTTAAAATTGATTGTTTATTCTTATTTTATAATTTAATTTTCAAATGACTTCAACTTTAAAAAACACAAGAATTGCATTAACTTTTGGAGACGCAGGAGAAAATCATACAGGAATGGAAATGGTAGGTAAATTAGGTAAAGAAGGTAGTGGTTTCACTAAAAAAGATTTATTAAATATAAAATCACATCTAGATAAATTAGGCTATAATAGTCATTTTCATTCTTTTACTTTAAAAAGTGTATTTTTGGGAGGTATTTTAATTGTAAGAAATTTTTTAGGAATGGCTGAGCAAGAAAATTTATTTCAAGAACAAATCAAATTAGAATGGGATCAAAAATACTGGGATACTCGTAGAAAAAAAGTTTTAAATAAACATGCCAGAGCTAATATACTGTTTTTAGAAGGTGTTGAACAAAATCCAGATTATGAAAATAAAAAAGGCACCATAATCGATAGTAATAAATTAAACTATTTTTGTAAATTTAAAACACATTTAATAGACATATTAACTATGGGATTAAAGAATGATAAAGCAAAAAATATAATATGCGAAGGCAATAAATATTTTAATTTAAATAAATGTGGTATAGGCTATCATGGTGATACCGAAAGACGAAAAAGTCATCTGTTTAAGTTTAGGAGGTAAAGAATATCCTATGAATTGGGTTTGGTTTCAAAAACATAAACCTATTAAAGCACCATATGAGTTTAAATTAAATTCGGGAGATTTATACATTATGAGTGAAAAAGCAGTAGGAAACGACTGGAAGAAATCTAATATACCTACATTAAGACATGGTGCTGGTGCCAATAAATATATTAGTCTTAATAAATATTTAAAATAATGTCTAGATTAATATTTAAATGACCATAACAGCAGTTATAATACCTGGTGGAGGAATAAATGATAGAGGAGAACCTAATGAATGGGTAAAAGCTAGATTAAATAAAGCTATAGAAAAATCGTATGATTATTATATAGTATTATCACGGGGAAGCGTTCATAAACCTAATATTATAGATGAGTCTACTTGTATGTCTGATTATTTAATCAATAATTTCATTAATAGTCAACAAATAATTAAAGATAATTGGAGTCTAGATACTATAGGTAATGCGTATTTTTGTTCTATTATTACAAGTAATTTGTCTATAACAAAACTTACTTTAATCACATCAGACTTTCATTTTGAAAGATGTAACTTAATATTTAATTGGATATATTCTATAATGCAACCAAAAGCTAATTTAAGTTTTATTAAAACTGAAAATAAGGGTTTAACTGATTTAGTATTAAATAAAAGAATTGAAAAAGAGAATGGGTCAATTCGACATTTATTAAAAATAAATGATAAAATTAAAAATAGAGATGAACTTGCTAAATTTATTTTTTTAGAACACAAGGCTTACAATTCTCAAAAAAAAAATAATGATAATATAGATGATAAAATTCTACAAAGTTATTAACAATAATCAATCGTTATATTTTAGTAAGTCTAAGTAGTATTTTCCAGAACCTATAGTAATAGGTTTAGGACATATAAATTTTGATTTACGACCTTGATTTTTAGCAATATCAATTTCTAAATTTTTATAATATGTAACTTTGGGTCTCCTAAGTTTTAAGAGTTTTGCAATAGTTTTAGTAGAATATGTAGTCCCTTTATTTAGTTCAAGAAATTCGACTAAAGGATTTGAATGATTATCAGAATTAAGCATTATTGTATTTTTTTATTAAGAAAAAAATAATAATCAAATTTTTATTTAATCAGGTATATTTTTTATTTTATCTTGGACAAATTCAAGTCTAGCTTGATCAAAACTCATTCCTTTTTCTAAATATGGTTTCAATGGGCCTATATCAAATTGTCTATTGTCTTCTTTAGACATTTTAGTTAAGTCAAACGATTCAGATGTATATCCTTTTTCTATAGCTTCGTTTATTGTTATCATTTCTATATCTGGAGTTTTACTTCTGTTATTAAAAACTATATTTTTAAATTTATCTTTGTAAATATTTTTTTTTTCTGAAGAAAAAGCAGTATAACCTCCGAAACATATTATAGTTCCTGTTATTCCTAATAATAATTGAGTTTTGATATCCATAGTATAATATTATAAAAGATAATTATTTATTGATAAAATTTATAGAATGATATAAAATAAATGAATTTAAACCAATTATTAAATCAATAAATAAAGGTTTCCACGCATCCTGATGCTTGAAAATTGCTAAATATGCAAAAACAAAATATAATAAAGAATGTATAGGTCGTAAATTATTCCACCAAATTTTTTGACCAAATGTTTCTAAACCTGTTTTTCTAAAATTTCCTAAATAAATAGTTATAAAGCCTATTGCTGGAATTAATCCAATTATGCCTAAATATGGTAAATATTTTTTATTAATATTTTTAGCAACATATACCAATAATAATCTTACTCCCAGACATCCTAAAATAAAAAGTATAAAACGTTTTAATAAATCATCCATCAGATATTATATATATATATAATATATTATGAATATTCTTTACAATAAAATTATTAATCCATCTACTAATAGAAAAGTAAATATATATACAAAATTAGGCCAAAAGATATTAAATAATTATATTTATATGATAGGAGGGTCACATATTCCAGAACCTAGTTTCAAAAGAGTATCTTTAGATATGAGCACCATAATATTTAGAGGAGATAAAAAATATGGTCATACAATAGCTAATGGTAGAAAACCAAAATTTTTCAGTTTATTACCTGAATCTGCTATTGAATATGTAGGTGGAGACAAAAAATTCGCGCATCAATATAGATTAAAAAAACCTGGATATTTAATATCATTAAATAGAAATATTTTAAATAATAAACATAATTTCATGGTGTTTTTAAATGCAAAGGCACATGGAAATCCAGAATTAAAATTTTTACAACGTTCTTTAAGAGTCTTTTTTGGACTTGAAACAGATATAAGAAATATTTATCAATCTTTAAAAACATTAGAAGAGAGTATTGACTCATCACCTTTTTTAGATACTATTTTAAGAGATTTCGGCGCAACTAAAGAAAAATTAAAAGAAGATTTACTGAAGATTAAGATAGCAATTGAAAATTCACATGGAAATTTAGTTCCATCAAGATTGTCTTTTAGAAATTGGGATAAAGTTATTATGCGTTTGTTTAAAGATAATACTGGAACTTTAGGTCTTTCAGACTGTTTAGGTATAGACTATAATAAAAATGCAGCAGAATTGACATATAAAGTTGGTAAATTACCCCTATCATCACAATTTAAGGGAACTGATGTTCCGAGTGAATGTTGTATATTTGAACCTAACTCTAGCTTAACATATTATGGAACTATGGAATAAAAACTTAAAATTTTATTATTACTAAAACTGTAATAATATTTTGGATATATATAATTTATATTGTTATATTTATTAAAATTATTTAAGTTATTTATATTTTTAAATTTATCATAATTATTTTGGTTATGATTGTATTGTGTTGAGATTAAAAAATATTTTCTAAATAATTCATTCAAATTCATCATATATATATATATTATTAAATCAAAAAATTTTAAATCTAAATCAAAAAATTTTAAATTAATTTTTTGATTTAGCATATAAATTTTACAGATTGAAAAGGTAAATTTCTCATATGTAGATTAATTGTTTTTAAAATATTTTTTTCTTCATCTGATAAAATAGCTTCTGTTATAGCTTTACCCAATTGTCTAATTTTATTTTGCTTTTCTTTTTCTTCTATAGGTTGTTTATTTATTTCTTGTATAGCTTTTTGAAATGCTGTTTGAACTTTATCCATTAATTTATTAATGGATTCATTATTATTTTTTTTTTTTTCTATCTTAGATTTAACTTCAGGACTATTAAGTGCTTTTGTTAAACTATCATTATATTTTTTAAGAGCAATGTCTAATTGTTCTTTTTCATTTTTAGTAGATTTTTCAACAATATTATTTATATCATCGTTAAGTGTTTTATCTATATTTTTTAAACGTGACATTGTTTTTTGTATTTTAACAAGACTATCCTTTTTTATTATTGTAGACTCCATTATATTATAATTTTAAAAATATAAATATTTTTATTTTTTTACTTATACAGAATTATTTGTGGGTTTACCTAAATTCAATACATTACATAAATTTCTATTATGTTCAGAAGTTTTTTTATGCCAATAAAAATTACAGTTATTATAAATTCCGTTGCTATAATTCATGCAGTTGACTTTTTTATATTCTAATAAATCTTCTTTTTTAATTTTGGATTTATGTTTGTTTTTTTTCAGTTCACAAGCAAAGAATTGTGCAAATATATCTGCATGTTGAGACCTTTCTGGGTGCCACTGCACACCATAGAAAGGATATTCATTTGCTTCTATTGTAGAAACAAATTTTTTTCCATTTCTATCATAATTCCATGATACAATTTTATAAAGTAATCTTAATTGTTTACATTTATTGAATTTGTATGGAGAAATTCCCATCATATGATTATTTAGTGTTATATCTTTTCTCATAAACTTATCTAATTGTATTGGGGATTTATCTTCTATGTATTTTATTATTTTACTGTCAAAGCCTTGTTTTGTTATTTCTAATGGCAACATTAAATTATTAAATGAGTCAAACTTATCTAAAAAATTCATATCATCCCGTCCATCGGCAATAATCATCATTTGTTGCATACCCATACAGCCTCCCCATACAGGAAAGTAATCATTGTTATTATTAGCATCAATTGCCACAGCCATAAATTTTTTACAACATTTATAATATTCTTCTGAATTACTGGCAAAAACCCCTCCACTAGGAAGGTAAAGACCATTTATTCTATTAAAATAATATTTAAATTCTTTCGTATCATATGGAATTGCAACAATTTGAATTCCAGCTCTTTTTAACCAATTTATATGAGAACTTGCAATATATCCATCACCACAAACCTTAAAATATTTTCTTCCAGGACTTAATGGGACAGTTATTATTCCAACTGTTAATTTTTTATTCATATTATAATATATTTTTTTTATTTTATTTATTATTTAAAATAATAGAAAAATAATTATTAAAGTAAAACATTATAATAGTTTTTGTTAAATCAACTATAGTATTTAAATTTTTTTTTCGTAGATTATAACCTATTTCTAATTGTATAGCATCTATATTATATTTTTGTGAATAATTTTGTATAATGTAGCCACCATTATAATACAAATCTGCATTTTGATTTAATTTATATGGAAAAAAAGGTAATTTTGAATAATTTGGAAATCCATTTTTAAATAATAAATTTATTTTTGGATAATTTTTTTCTAAATATTTTAAACTAAAATTTTTAGTAGATTTAGTATATAAATCATCTAAATACTGACCGTATCCTATATGAACACAATTATTGTAATCATCATTGCCATGTATATCAATTAATAAACAATGATTAAATTTATTTAAACAATGTTCTATTAGTTCTTCTAATTTTTTATGAAAATTTTTCCAATGAATTTTTATAGAATTGTTTTCACAACTTTCTTCACAGCTACGGTTTAAATCTATATATTTTCGGTGTATAGTATTTATAATATAATATGGAGTTAAACCAAGTCTTTTTTGAAAATTATTAATAATTCCTAATGTTATTTTTCGTGTATAAAGATCATTTTTAATAATACCTTTCTTTCTAATAGCGACGTCTAAGTCTTCTTTACCTTCGTGAACACAAGTAAAAATAATAGGAAATGTTCCTATATTATAATTATATTTATTAGATATCATATTATAATATTATAATATTATAATATCTGATTAATTAAGCTTCCTTATTCATAATATCTTCTATACTTTCAAATCTTAATAATAGATTTTTAATTGATGTTCCATCAGCATCTGATTCACTTACTCTAAGTAATAAACACTTTAAAAAATATGACATATCATTTATTTTACTTGAAACAGCTCCTATAGAAGATTGTTGAGAACGTGTAAATTTTACACCATCACCCGTCATTAATTCGTTTATTTTATCATCATTGAATTCATATGCTTCAGAATTTTCTGAGAAGTGTGTTACAGTTATTTGGTGTAAAAAAGACTTTAATATATCTAAATCACCTCCTTCGTTTAAACCCCTGCCTCTAGGAATATGTTTTAATTTAGATATTGTTCTAATAATATTACTATAAATATTTGGTAAAGTATTATAAATATAATCAATTTCTGATAATCCTATAATTTTTTTTGATAATTGATTTAAATTTTGTTTTAATTTTGGTAATTGACCATCAAATGAACTTCCAAAAGTGCAATCAGCATTATCTAAAGGTTCTATTATTTCTGCGGCACTTCTTAATTTTCCCCATTTAAAACTTTTAGTCCATGTTTCTATTTTTGATAATAATCGTCTACTTTTTTTATGTGTTCCGGATACTTTTATTAATTCATCTATAGTATATTCAGGGTCTAAGTTTACTCTACCTAATGTTGATTTAAAAATTGTTGTTTCAATATGTGTTAATAAACCTGAATTTATATTTGTAGTTATTGTTTTTAAATCGTCTAAGTTTTTTTTTAAAAATGTTTCTAATGATTTAAATAAATCAGTCAGAACATATAACTGTTCTAATTGCTTGTTAATAAGATCTGTGTTTGTTACTGTATCTTTTTTAGATTCAACTAACAGTTGATTATAAAGTTTTTGGAATAAACCATCATTATTATTATCGTTAAAAATTAATTTCATTGGCTTATCTTCAATTTCACTTTTTCTTGATGCATTACTGGCAGCTTTGCCAAAATAATACTCTTTAGGAATGAGGTCATTAAAAGTTTTGTCGTTTAATTCTTTATATAAATTAGGATAAGTTATTGCAAAATTTGAATCAATATCGACAAATGATTTTAATGTACTATCGGCGGGATTAAAAAATCCTTCTAATTGTTTTCTAATATAACTTAATCTTACATCAATGTAGTTAGGTGTAATGTCTACGCTTTTACCTTGATAATATCCTAAAACAATCGGATGAGATGAATCAGAATCATCATAAATGTTATCCGTTAAGTTTCTAGAACCACCGAAAAAAGTAGGATTGCTATTTAATATACTAAATAAAGCACATAACTTATCACCAGATATAAGCATTGTTTTATTATCATCGGGAGTATTATTAATTTCTCTTACCCATTTTACTAAACCCCAATCACCGGTTTTTTTCATATCAAGTAACAATTTAATTATCATTTTTTTATTACTTTCGGTTATACGTATAGTATTTAATCCATCAATTATTTTGTTAACACGAATAATTGCTTCATCACTTAAATTTGAATTTGTAGCTTTATCTTTATGTATTAAAGTTACGGCTCCACTTGAGTTAATTATATCTTTTAAAATAATGCTTATTTCTAAAACACTTAATCCTGTTTTTAAATTAGAAGACTTTTTATCAATTATTAATTTTATAGATTCTCTATCTTTTAATATACGATTTTTATCTTCTGAAGCTTCTATACTGAATTTGGCTGATATACTATCTCTTTTAGGAATCCAAGTATCAGGGGTATCATTCAGGTCAGCAATTGCACTTGTCATATAAGTAGTGCTCATACCAGATTGCCTGCTGCTTTTTTCATATTCTTCAACACTTGAAGACCCTGGGTCCCACAAACTAACTAATGGCGTAATTTTATCAATTTTTTCATCTCCAAGCTCTTCATCAGTAATATAATCTGTAATTTTACTACAATTTTGCATACCTGAAGAGGTATCAAAAACAAATTGTTTTATTTTGTCAGCTCTTAAATACAAATGAAATACTTCTAAAAAGTTATCATCAATTTTATGTTGTACTATTTTATTATTCCCATTTATAACTGCTTCCAAAAAAGTATCTTCTTGAGGTTTAAAAGCGTAAAATTTAAATTTTTGACGATACTCTGGGTCTATATCATCTAAATTTAATTCTGTGACATTAAATAAAGATTGAAACATTTTAGGTTCCATATTACTTGAGTGTAAAGAATTTTTAATTTTGGGTAAAAATAATTTTAAAAAAGCACTCGTCCAAAATTTATCTTTTATCGTATCATTATTTAATATATTATCTATGAAGTCTATGTCTCCATCTAATAAATCTTCTCCTGTTAATTTACCATCATATTTTGTAGGAAATTTAGTTGCTACAAGTGAACGTTCCCCTCCGAAGTCATGTTTCGGTTCTGCTACAGTTTCTAAAATTTTTTTTATTCTTTCAAAATTAGTAGCATCACCTCCAGATTGATTTTTATAACCACCATATACTTCAATTTTTTTTGGTAAATCATATGTAATGGAATTTTGAAAAATATTTGTATGTTGGTAAGTAAGGTATTGTGAATATAATTCTTGAAAAGACATATTAAATTGAATAATGACTAAATTTGGATGATTAATATCTGCCATAGTTTTAAAAATTTCATTATTTAAATTTGCAATATATTTTCTAAGATTTATATTATTTTTATAGAAATTTGGTAAAATAGATACATAAAAAAGTTGTAAATAATAATTTATAAAAGGTCTTTTATCAGTAGATAATTCTGAAATAATTGTTTTTTCTAAATCAATACTTAATATCGTATTAAGAAGTTGTGGATTTTTTTGTTCAATAAACTGATTAATTATTGGATTAAATAAGATAGAATGTTGTATAGACTTTATTCGTTTTATATCATTATTAATTTCTGTATCAATAAAAATTTTTGATAGCCTAGTTAAATTTGAGTATAAGGTATTTTTATAATTTATGTATGAATCTATTTCGAAAAATTCTACAGAACTTATAGCATATGCTTTTAATTCTTTAGATTCCCTAGATTGTATTGATTCCCCAGATTCTCTTGATTCCATAGATTCACTTGATTGTATTGATTCCCTAGATGAACCGCCTCTTAAATAATTATTTAATATATTTTTTCCATATTCACTATTAATATGATAAGAAGTATTATTTTTAGGATCGTATATTTTAGAATAATAATTTTCCATTATATATATATTATTATAATATAATAATATATAATATAAATTTGAAATCGCATAAATATTAAAAAAATAAATAAAAATGTCGGATGCTTACAATTATATCAATAATAAAGATTATCTTAAAATACCTCTTGTAGGTAATAATTATACCGATAATAAAATAACAAATAGAGATATAGATATTAGATTAATTTTTGATACTAAAAATAAATACGATAAAAATGCAATTCGAGTTGTATCTGTTAAAAATAATAAATTATATAATATTGGCTTTGTATCTAAAGACAGAACATTTTTAATTAAAAACTTATTTAATAAATTAGAATTTATAAGTATAATTAAAAGAACAATCAGTGCTCATACAACTTATTATTATCTTATATACAAAAAATCTATAATTTAAATAATATTAATTTTCTTTAATAATAATAATGAATATATATATAATTTCATTAATATTATCCATATTAATAATAACCAAATATTTTTTAATAAAAAATAGAGAAGATTATATAAATTACTTAGACCCGAGAGAACCAGAATATGTTTTTTGGACGGGTGGATACGATTCAACATTTAGAATATGTGAATTACTGATAATTTACAGACTCCCTGTTCAACCTATCTATGTATCTTATAATTTAGATAGTGCTAAAAAATCTGATAAATGGGTGAGAAAAAATAGGGAAGAAGAATATGAAGCCATGGAAAAAATAAAAGATAAATTGTTTTATAGATTTCCCTTTACACGACCATTACTTCATAAAACAATTGTAATAAACAATGATATACAATATCCCGAATACGACTACAAATTTAAGAAAATGAATTTATGGCCTAAAAAAAGACGTATACACCAATATGGGCATTTAGGTAAAATATCTTATCTATTAAACAAGCATGTAGATTGTGGTGTTTTAGGTATTCATCAAAATAGTAATTTTGTTAGTTTCTTAGAAAATAATTTGCTTAAAACATATAATAATTATTTATTAGATGTAAATACATCTAATCCACTTTATTATATGCGATTTCCTCTATTTAATAAAACAAAAAAAGATTTATGTGATATATCAAAACAACATAATTTTAATGATATTATAAAAATTTCATGGAGTTGCTGGTTTCCATTAAATAAAACCCCTTGTGGTAAATGTCCTATGTGTAAAGAAAGATTTGATTGTTCCTAATTATACAATTTACTAAAAAAATTATATATTATGCTTGAATATGTCTTTTCTTTTTTTTTATAAACTTGGCTATTGTTTATAGATTTATATCTATCGGGCTTTTTGAAATCCATATATATATATATATAGTTTTATATTTTTATATATGAATTTTTACCAGCTGATTTAATTAAATTAACTAAAGAAAAAGCATCTGATAAAACTTTATATTTAATTTTTTTATCTAAATCATTTACATATCGCATTTGAGGTCCTTTGTTTATTTCTAATAAATATGGATAATAATCTTTAGTAAAAACAATATCTAGACCAAATACTTGAAAATATGTATTGTTTTTACATTTTTTACAAATTGTTGGAGTAAAAACTAATTTTACTGTTTTAATCAAATTAACAATTTTTTTAAATAATAATTTATAAGTAGGTTTTCCTATATAATGTTTTAAATCTTCCAGCGATAAAGGTAATTTATTGTAAATATTTTTATTTAAATTTAAACTCGTTAAATGAACCTCTAAATTATTACTAAGAGGATTGTAATCTTTATTTGTGTATATACATTTGCCTAGTTTATTTAAATACCACGATTGATTATCTTTTTCACATATAATAAGTAAATACATTCTAAGATTAATTTTTCTATTTTTTAATAAATATAAGTTAGGGATATATTTTTGCACTACAACGTAATCTTTACTGGCATTTAAAATTTCATTAAGATTTTTAGTAATTTTAATACCTTTTTTTTGTTGAATATTTTTTTTTAATAGATAAAGACAATTTTTTTCATAATTATTTTTAAAAAGGGCTATATCTTTTTTTAATAAATACGTTTCTGGTAAAAATTGGTTACTCGTATTTCTACCTAAGCATTTATCAAAATAAAACCACAAACCATTTTTTGAAACAAATTTATCGCAACCTCTTATACCAAATATAATTTGATTTTTATCTGTTATTATTAAATTATTTAATTCCTGTTCTACATTTGTATATGTGCCAGGAATATATAAATTCCAATTTTTATTGTATTTAATATTATTATTATCTAATAATTCTTGTAATAATTTGTTGTTTTTATTTTTTGGTTTATAAAACTTGATAGGTTGATTAATAGATAGTTTTTTTTTTGAATAAATATTTGAAATCGATAAAATTATAAATAGTAATATTAAAATAATAATTGTTATTTTTAAAAAATACATTATAATATATTTATCTAATATAAAATAAATGAATTATAATAAAACTAAAAATTGGCAATGTAATAATTTAAAGCAAAACAATATCAATAAAAAAATAATAGATAGACATTTCGGAAATTTACATCAACATACAAAAAAAAATATTATAGACTATAGAATAGATAACAGAATTTGTCATAATTATACCAATAATAATTCTCATCTAGATGTCAATTTCAATGAAGTTAAAATTAATGGAGAATTTTTCCCAGGAAACAAAAATCCTATAGATTTTTTTAAACTAATTGATAATGATTCTGATATAAAAAATTTAGGAATTTATAACTCATACTGTAAAAAAAATCGTTCACAAGTTAAAAGTAGAGCACCCATAGTCACAAAAATAACTAAAAATCCAATTAAATGTAATCTTTTCAATCAATCAAATATGTGGAATAATACAAGTAAAAGACGGTATATAATCAATAAATAAATCTTTATTTTAAAAAAAAAAGTTTAATAAAAAAATATATATTATATTAATATGGAATATATTGGAGCTTCAATAACTACAACAGTTTTATCAAGTTTAATAGGTAAACAATTGATGACTCAAGCGATAAGCGATGCATCCGGTAGTATATATACTAATGTATCTACAATTTTTAATTATAATAGTAAAATCGATGAGACTTTAAATTTATTAGATATAAAAGAAAAAATTAAAATTATAGAAGAAATAACCAAAAATATAACTGTAACAAATAAATTAATTGATTCTTGTATTATGAGTATTCATGATATAATAATTCATATAAGGGAAGACTTAAAACTTATAAATATAAAGATTAAACAACATAAACAAAAATATCTATGTAACTGGAGAAAATTAGATTGTGGAAAACTATTATTTAACTTAAGAATGCATTCATCTATTTTAGATAAAAGATTAGAAAATTTAACAAAGTCTATAAATATAATAAATTTTTTTGTAGATTGTAAAAAAATAAATAAAATTAAAATAAAAAAAGAATAAAATATAATAATACTATAATGAAGTATATATATATTATAGTATCATTATTATTATTATTTTTATCTATAATATTATTTAGGAAAAAGAATTTAACGATTGAAGCTTATAAAAATTATAGAAAAAATACTAATATTTGTGAAAAACCTTTTAGACCGACTTGTAACAAACAAAAAATATTTTCTAGAATTAGATTTTTAGAAAATAAAATAGATGAATTAGAATATGATATCTATAATCAAAATAAAAAATTCAAGGTGTATGATAGAGAATTTTCTAAATATAAAAAAAATAGAGAATTAGTAAAAAAGGATATTTCAAATGCCAGAAATGACGCGAAGACTCGTATAGAAAATATTATCTCTTCTAAAAAAAATGATTTAGAAAAACAAGTGTTAAATCAAAATAATAAAAAAGCTGATAATCTTTTAAAACAGAATAAACGGATAGAAAAAAATAATAGTAAAGAACAAAAAAAATCTTTAAATAAATTTAAAATGTCGGGAGATAACCCTGAATCTAATATAATAGGCAATATGATAAATAAATCTTTAACAAACGGTGATGAAAATGATATGGACGATTTAAAAGATTCAATTAAAAGTTTAAATATGCCCAGTGGGTTTGCATTTTAAATACTTTAATTATTAAAATTAAATTTGATTATAAAATACTTAAAGAGTAAATTACATACATCTAATATAATGACAAAAGTTTCAAAACAAGCAATCGGTATTGATTTGGGCACAACTTATAGTTGTGTAGCAGTATATAAAAATGGTGGTGTAGAAATTATTGCAAACGAGCAAGGTAATAGAACAACGCCATCTTATGTGGCTTTTACTGATGGTGGAGAGCGTTTGGTAGGTGATGCAGCAAAAAATCAGGTTAATACTAATCCAACAAATACGATATGTGATGCAAAACGATTTATTGGACGTTCTTTCGATGATCCGTCGGTTCAACAAGATATGAAATTTCTTCAATTTAATTTAAAAAAGGATGCCAATAGTAAACCTGTTATAGAAGTAGATAAGGATGGAAAACCAACTACATTTCATCCAGAAGAAGTATCAGCAATGGTGTTAGGACAAATGAAAGATATTGCATCGAATTATTTGGGCGAAGAAGTTAAAGATGCTGTTGTTACAGTTCCTGCGTATTTTAACGATTCGCAACGACAAGCTACAAAAGATGCGGGTGTTATTGCTGGTTTAAATGTTCTGAGAATTATCAATGAGCCTACGGCCGCTGCTTTAGCATATGGTCTTGATAAGAAACAAATGGGTGAGCGTAATGTTCTAATTTTTGATATGGGTGGTGGGACCTTTGATGTTTCATTGCTAACACTTGATGATGGTATTTTTGAGGTCAAGGCAACTGCTGGTGATACTCATTTGGGTGGTGAAGATTTTGATAACACTTTAGTTCAACATTTTATAACTGAATTTAAGCGAAAACATAAAGCCGATGTTTCTGCAAATCCAAGAGCAGTTCGAAGAATTAAAACAGCAGCAGAACGTGCTAAGAGGACACTATCATCCTCCGCATCTGCATCAATCGAATTGGATTCTTTGTTTAATGGGATAGATTTTTATACTAGTATAACTCGTGCCAAATTTGAGATGTTATGTGATTCATATTTTAAGAAATCCCTTGAACCTGTTGAAAGAGTCTTAGTGGATGCTAAAATGTCTAAAGGTGATATTCATGATGTTGTTTTGGTTGGAGGGTCCACAAGAATTCCTAAGATACAAAAATTGTTATCTGAATTTTTCGGTGGAAAAGAATTATCTAAGAGTATTAATCCAGATGAAGCAGTTGCATACGGGGCAGCAGTTCAGGCGGCTGTATTGTCTAATAATACAGATGAAAAAATTAATGATTTACTTCTTTTGGATGTAACGCCTTTATCGCTAGGAATTGAGACTGCTGGTGGTGTTATGACTAAACTTATACCAAGAAATAGCACAGTTCCTACTAAAAAATCAGAAACATTTTCAACATATGCTGATAATCAACCTGGTGTATTAATCCAGGTATTTGAAGGAGAACGCACGATGACAAAAGATAACAATAATCTAGGTAAATTTGATTTAAGTGGAATTCCACCAGCTCCAAGAGGTGTGCCTCAAATTGAGGTAACTTTTGATATAGATGCAAATGGAATCCTAAATGTATCTGCTTTAGATAAGAGTTCAGGTAGTAAACAAGATATTACTATTACAAATGATAAAGGTAGACTTACTAAAGATGAAATAGAACGAATGGTCAATGATGCTGAGCGTTTTAAAGATGAGGATAATAAAGTTAGAGAAACTATTGAAGCTAAAAACAGATTAGAAAATCTAACTTATCAAACTAAATCTAGCTTAGATAATGAAGAAATTAAAAAGAAGCTTTCTGAAGAAGAATTATCTACTGTAACATCTAAATCAGACGAAGTTTTATCTTGGCTGGATGCTAATCAACAAGCTACTAAAGAAGAATATGAAGAAAAAGAAAAGGACTATCAAGCAGTTATAACACCTATTATGACTAAATTACATGGTGGTAGTGAGGGAATGCCTGGTGGAATGCCTGGTGGAATGCCTGGTGGAATGCCGGGTGGAATGCCTGGTGGAATGCCTGGTGGAGAACCAACTGTTGAAGAAGTTGACTAAATATAAATTACTGAATACATAAATTTAATTAATAATAAAATATATTTTTTTTATAAACATTTATTATAAAATATATATATATATATATATATATGTATAATCCCACTATAGGTATACTAACTGTTCCTGTATCTAAAACTTTTAAAAACAATGAAATCAATTCATATTTACCTAATTCTTACGTTAAATGGATTGAAATGAGTGGAGCGAGGGTCGTTCCAATTTTATTTTCATGGGATAATAATAAAATTCAAGATACCCTAAATCAAGTTAATGGCGTTGTTTTTCCAGGAGGTAGTGTTGACAGAGTAAAAAATAAAGATTTCATGAAATATATAGCATCTTTTAAATTAATATTTAATTATGCTAAAGCACAAAAACATTTTCCATTATGGGCTACTTGTTTAGGTTTTGAATTTTTATGTTTAATGTTATTAGATAGCCCGAGTATGATACATGATACTTATGTTAATGATCATCATATACAAATGGTAAAAGCAAGACATCAGTCATTGCAACTTAAGATTTTAGATAATAAAGAATTTTTAACCAAATTCAATTCTTCTAATATTATAACTAAAAATGACCTAGATTTTTTAAAAAATAAAAAAAGTATATATATGAATCATGGTCTAGGATTTAAATTAAGAGAAAATTCAAATCTTATAATTGATTGGTTATTAAATGATATAGATGTTTTATCAACAAACTTTGATAAAAATAACGAAGAATATATTTCTACAATAAAATATAAAAACTATCCTTTTTATGGAGTTCAGTGGCATCCAGAAAAAACTATTTTTGAATGGTTAGATGAAAAAATAATACATACAAAACCCGCAATAATGCTTTCTAAAAAAATGTCTGAAATATTTGTTAATGAGTGCAGTAAAAATAAAAACAGATTGATAAATGAACACCTACTAATATATTATTATAATTTATATTCTAGAATAGATGTTTTAGATATAATTGACCCAAAACATAATACTAAAAAAAATAAATCTTTATTTGAACAAAGTTATTACTTTTAAATTATTTCTAAATTATATTTAATATAATATTGAATATAAAAATAAATTATAACTTTAGCACATACACTTCTATTGTAGAATAAATTTAAAAATTCTTTTATTTTAAATTCTTCCGAGTTTTCAATTTTATTATATCCATTAATTAAATAATTTTTTTCATAACAATTATCCCACATTTCAATCCAATTATCTGGTTTATATTCTAAAATACATCTATCATTTAATGCTTCGTTACCCAATAAACTATAGTTTATATTATTTATATCTATTAATTTTGCATTAATATTATATTTTTTATCTAATATTTTTGCTTTTAATACAGGTCTATCTTGTCCATTAATCTGACTTTTTCTAACATAATCTAATATTTCAGCCGTTGTATTTTCTGAAATATCTATATAATTTTTAATATTCGGATTATTAATTATAGGTTTTTTTGTTAAAATATCGACTGTGCTTTTACTTAATATCCACGCTTCTATATCACCATTTCTTAAATTTATATTTGTTTTAGATGCAATATATAAGAATGACATAAGTCCAAAACATGTATCACAAAAATCAATTATAGTAATTTTATTTCCATCTTCATAATTACTTTTCAAACATTCATTCATCATACTTTCAAAAACTTTAAATTGGTCATCATTATATTTTCTTACAAAACTATCATTAGAAATATTTTCACCCATAAAATCAGATTCAGATTCAAGCTCTCTATCAAATTTTTGTCTATTTTCAATAGTTTCATATTCTAGACTTGTTTCAAATTCAGGATAATTTATAAAATTAAATAAATTATTAATGTTGGATTTTTTTGAACCTTTTATATCTATAGATCTACCACTAAAAGGTATATATTTGAAATTTACATTATCAGGTAAATTAATATAATTATGTCTATTGAGTAATTCTATTGTTTTAAGTATTTTAAATGGAGTATTTCCTAAACAAACATAGGTATTATTTTCTTTATTTTTTATAATTAAATCAATAATAGTTTTACATAAAACTGTAATACCATCAGAAAATTCTTTTAAAATTTCTATAGTTAATGGTTTAATAGGGTCATCTTTGAAGATTTCTAATAACGTTCTACAATCTGTTTCTTTGTTTTCAAGTAATATATCATTTTCTAGTTTACTAATAATTTTTTTTTGTTTTCTTTTTTTATCTTTATAATTGGCAATCTCTATTTCCTTGACTAATTTATGAATATATAATTCCGTAAGATTTGTAAAATTTACAAAATCTATTCCTGGAATGGGATTAGAACCACCGACTTTATTAATATATTTACTTAGAATTTTTTTTCCTAATACAGATTTTATTGAAACATACCTATGAGTTTTAGGATTGAAAATTTTATTATAAAATGTCATAATATAATATTTAAATATTTTTTTTAAATTTAGTAGTAATTAAATATAAATATATAGATTTATATTAATGGAATCAGGAAACATAAAAACTACATTAAAAAATATTTATAATAAAATTTTAGGGTCTTCTCATTTTAAAACTATACAAAATTCTTCAACAATAGATAAAATTACAAAAACTTCTAATAGAGTTAAAAATCAAATAGTTGAAAAAAAACACATCATATTAGTATCTTTTACTATTTTATTATTGATACTAATATATTTAATTTTTTTATTTAGAAGAGTTCCCAGATATTTATCAGGAATGAAAAAATACGATAAATTTATGAATTTGAGACCTTTAGATAGTTTTACTAAATTAATAAATAGTAATTATAGACTTTGTGATTTTTATATAGCCTCTTCATATAAATCATATTTACCATGCACTAATTATTATGATTATTCTAGTACATCAGCAATAAGGGAAGCTTTAAAATATGGTGCTAGATATATAGATTTAGACGTTTACAATAAAACATTTGATCAATGCACAACACCCTTAGTATGTAATGGTAAAGAAGTAGGTAATTGGCATTACACATCAACAATAACATTTGATGAATGTTGTAAAGTTATAAGTGAAACAGCTTTCTCTAACTTAGTTAAATGTCCAACTGACCCATTATTTATTAATATTAATTTACATGTCAATGAAAATATTATAACTATTAATAAAATAGCATCAATTGTAAAACACTACTTTGAACATAAACTATTACCTTTAAAATATTCTCATCAAGGAACAAATCCAGATTTTACAAAAGGTATAAATTTAGCAACAACTCCAATTCAAAAATTTATTAATAAAGTTATAATTATTTGTAATGACCAATTTAAAAATACACATTTAGATGAAATAGTTAATTTATCACCTAAAAATGTAGGTAATTTAAGAGATTTAGCTTTTAGTAATGTTAAAAATAGTTATGATTCCGAAGAACTTATCGAATATAACAAAAAACATTTTACACGTGTTATAATTGATAAACAAAATAGAAATAAAAAAAATTTTAATTATAATATACCATGGTATTTTGGATGTCAATTTATTTGTATGGACTACTTTAGACAAGATGACTATATGATAAGTTATATAAAAAAATTTTCTAAATCATCTTTTGTCTTAAAACCATACAAATTAAGATATCATCCAACATACATAGAACCTCCTAAAAAACAAATTCCAGAAGTGTCTTTTGCACCTAAAAAAGTTACAACTCCATATTATAGTATTACATATTAATATTTAAATTTTATTATTTTCCTGAAACTAATTTTATATACCTATTTTTTAAACTATCTCCTTTATCACCTTTTTCACCATCGTCACCTTTATCACCTTTATCACCTTTATCACCTTTTTCACCTTTTTCACCTTTTTCCCCTATATTACCTTTTTCCCCACACGCACCTTTTTCTCCACATTCTCCACTATGACCCTTATCGCCTTTTTCACCACACGCACCTTTCTCACCACAGTCTCCTTTATCACCCATATCACCTTTTTCCCCTTTTTCCCCTTTTTCCCCTTTTTCACCATTATCTCCTTTAGGACCAGGAGTTCCTATATCAACTTGTTCTCCCTTTTCACCTTTTTCACCACATTCACCTTTTTCACCTTTTTCACCTTTTTCACCACATTCTCCTTTTTTACCTTTTTCACCACACTCTCCTTTTTCACCCTTTTCACCACATTCTCCTTTTTTACCTTTTTCACCACATTCTCCTTTTTCACCTTTTTCACCACATTCTCCTTTTTCACCACATTTTCCAATATCACCTTTATCCCCTTTGGGGCCTTGAGGACCAGGTATACCGTGATTACCTTGCAAACCTCTTTCACCTTGAGGACCTCTTTCTCCTACTTGACCTCGTTCACCTGCACTACCAGTATTACCTATTGGACCTATATCCCCTTTAGGTCCGACTTTTCCTTCAGGGCCTTGAACACCTTGTGCTCCATTAGGACCCTGAATACCTTGTCTACCTTTTTCACCTTTTTCACCTTTTTCACCCCTTTCGCCCTTTATTCCTTGTATTCCTCTTTCACCTGTTTGTCCCCTTTCTCCTCTCGGTCCTTCAGTTCCAGAAAAACCTTTTTCACCTTTTTCACCTTTTTCACCTTTTTCACCTTTTTTACCTAGTTCACCTTTATCTCCCTGTTCACCTTTTTCCCCTTTTTTACCATTATCGCCTTTTGGTCCTGGTATTAAACTTATTTTTTCAAGCTCTTTATTTACAGTGTCTAAAATATATTTTTTAAGCATTTCTTCTTTTGATTTGTTAAATTCGCTTAATAAATTATAAAAATCATCCATATTGACTTCCGACATAAATATATATTATAAATAGATATTTTAATCTAAAATTACAATTTAATTTAAAATTAACTCATATTTAGTTAAAGCTCTCAAAAAATTAACTTCAGGGGTAAATGCTACCAATCTTTTTGTTTTTATACACTCTATGGATTGTTTTAAAGACATTTTAGAAAATTTCATTAAATACGCCGATATTATACTTGCTGAACGTTGTTTTCCTGCATAACAATGAACTAATACATTATCATTAGTCATTAAATGTTCATGAATAATTGGAATAATTTTATCTAAATAATCAAAAAATTTACTTACCTCTTCTTGTTTTAAATTATCATCAACAGCTATACGATAATTTTTAGTTTTATTTGTAAGAAACGGTATATCTTTAGAACAATTTACAACAACATTAATAGCATTATCTAAAATGAATTTACTGTTTCTTGAACAAATAATATTGCCTAACCATAGATTTGGTAAAATTTCCGCTACTGACATTTATTTCTTTTATATATATATTATAATGTTAATTTTTAATATTTTAAATATATTAGGCTATTCTCATGTATCTAAAATAAATAATTATATTTATCTTGGAAATATTAATATATCCCAAGATAAAAGTTTTTTAGAAAAAAATAGTATTGATGTGGTAGTAAATTGTTCTAAAGATATACCGTTTCTTACAAATAAAACTAAAAATTATCGTATAGCAGTTGACGATAATTTATCTCATAGTTCAATTATAATTATGTTTAGATATCTTAAAAACCTAATTCCCATTATTAATCATCATTTACTAAACAATAAAACAATTTTAATTCATTGTAGAGCAGGTATGCAACGTTCTGCTACATTTTTATCTGGTTTATTAATGTATAATTTAAAAATATCAAAAAATAAAAGCATCGCGATGATTAAAAAAAAAAGGAAAATTGCATTTTTACCTTACCTAAATTTTAATTTAGCAATTAATGAATATGAAACTTATCTATTAAATAATAGTCATTTAGAGTAAATTAAAACACATTGCTTTATTTTTTAGTTTTTTATAGTGATAATTATACATGTGATAATATAAATTCATACTTTTTAGTAAATTATATTTTTTGATAAAAAAAGTGTTATGCATATTATCAATACATGTTATAATATCTATTTTTTCTAATTGACAATAATTTATTAAATAATCAAATAATAATGTATTATTTAAATTAACACTAGATATATATATATTTTCTATATCTAATGTCATTAATTTTTTTTTTTCATAGACAAAATAATTATTTACTGTTACAAAAACACTAATAATTTGGTTATATTCATTAAACTCAACAAAAATATTTTTAGAATTATTATAGTAATAATTTTTCATAAAATATTCTATATTATATAAATTAACACATACGAAGTCCTTTTTTAATAAATTTATAAATTTATAGACTTTATTTATAATATCTTTATTGTTATTATCTAATAAAATTATATTTTTTTTTATTTTTTTTTTCTCATATTTTTCTATAAAATTATAGTAATAATTAGTTTTATTTAAATAATTAAATGGTAGTTTATTATTATCTTTTTTAAATATAAATATTTGTTGAGAATTACATTGATTTATTAAGTACGAAATTAAGTAAACAGCTAGATTATTATTACGATAATTTTTATGAACACACAGAAAATCTACGTAAAACACATCTAAATATTTATTATCTAATAATAATTGAACAGGTTTAGCGTGTATGAATCCTATTAGATTATTAAATAAGTATAAACCTATATTATAACAATTTTTTTGATTTAAACTATTATATAAATATCTATAATTATATTTATTATAATCTGAAAAATGCATATCTATAAAATCTATTGTATTTTGGTTAACTTTAATAAATTTAAATTTATATTTATTGTATAAATTTATATTAAAACGAGGATTATATGCTATTAATCCGATGCTTTTATTATCAGTTCTTGAAACAGGTTGTTTTGTCCAAAATTTATGTTTTTTAACATAGACTTTTCTAAAATAATAAATTGTAATTAAACATATTAATAAAATATTAAACATTTTTAGACTTAATTAAATATATATAAAAATAATTAAATATCTACCATAAAATATAAAATGGGTTTAAAAAGATTATGAAAATGCATCCAAAGAAGTAACAGCTTATACAAAAATCTGCGACAAAATCAAAATATTGATTTTTCAAAATATTGTATACAAAAATATTGTCAATTTAATAGACAAAATAAATTTTGGGAATTATTTGATATGGTTAATATTAAAGATGTTAGTGAACCAGATATTAGTCTTGAAAATTTTTACCATTTTTATCAAACAGCTGAAGGAATAAGAAACGATGGTTATCCCGAATGGCTACAACTTGTAGGTTTGATACGCGATTTAGGAAAAATAGTTTATAGAAAAGGTTGTATAAAAGATGGAACATCTTTAGATACTATGTCGGCTATTGTGGGAGATACTTTATAACAGGGCATAAAATTCCTGATAATATTATATTACCAAAATATAATAATTTAAATAGAGAGCATATAAAATATAAATCTAGTGATTGGTCTAAATAATGTAGTTTGTTCTTTTGGACATGATGAGTATTTATATAGATAATTAAAATACAATAATATTAAATTACCAGAAGAAGCTTATTATATCATTCGTTTTCATTCTCTTTATTTATGGCACGAGCAGAATGAATATTCACATTTAGAAAATGATTTAGATAAAAAATGAAACCTTGGGTAAAATTGTTCAATAAATATGATTTATATACAAAAGTAGATAAAAAACCTAATGTTGTAGAATTAAAGAAATATTACTCTAAAATTATAGATAAATATTTTCCTAATATAATAAATTGGTAAATTATTGTGAATAACTAATAAATTCATTTAATAATTTTTTACCTGATTTTGAAAATATTGATACTTTTTTTCCGGTTAAAGGATGAACTATAACATTATAATTGTTTAATGAACCACCAAACAATGTTCCTTTAACTTTAGTTTTTTTTGCACTTTTGGCGGGTGCGTTTGGAAACGCTTTTGGTTCCTCACTTACTTCGGCCCCTGAAACATAAGTATTTATTGCATTATCTAAAAATTCCATTGTTTCTTCATCTAAATAATCTTTTCTAATTTCTTTTTCAAGCAAAGCAAATCGTTCTTCTACAGCTTTTTTTACTTTTTTTTCTACCTTAGATTTTGTAAATTTAGGTAATGCTGGAATACCGGTTATTTTTGACAAATCTATATTAAAATCTTTTGGTAATATATCTCCCTCACCCACGAGTTGCTTTTTACATCCTTCGAGTGAACTTGGAATTACTGGAACCTTCATCCCTAATTGACCTAAAAGTGTTCTAGTTAAACCTCCACTAGTAATAAATCTTGATATTTTTTCTTCCCTTTTTAGTCTTTCCGCATCTGAACCAGTTTCTGGTAAATACTTTACTTGTTTTGCTAGATAAATAAACGCTTCTCCTAATGCATATAATACTCCTTCGGTCCCTGGGTAAAAAAAAGGTCCATCAGGATTACCAGGACTATCAGTAGCATAACAGTTCTCTCTATAATAACAAGGAAACTCAGGCCAATTAAGATGACATTGTCTTGAACTTAACGTATGACCAGGACGACAATTTCCTTTTACATCTGAATCCTTTAAATCTTTATAATCAGCTAATACAAAATTTTCTAAATTTCTCACTCCCGCCATATATATATATATATATATGGCGG